GTCCATTTAATGGGATAGCTTTACCGGACCTCCGAGCTCGATTCCCGCGTGGCCACGCCACGCTAACAAACGCCAACTTCGGCGCAGATGCCGCCTACTTCGCTGGTGGAACAATCCCAAGCGGTGGACAGGACTCAATTGACCTGTCCCACTCTCATACTGTCCCAACTCATGCCCATAGTGTAGTCGTCAATGCAGGCGGAACACATACCCACACGACCACTGGTGCAATCCAAACGTCCGTCGGCGTACTCGGACCTCCTGGAAATATCTCGTTTGGTAACGATGGAATTCACCAGACACACAACCATACAATGCCCGTCGGCGGGTCGCACTCCCATACAGGAAGCACTGGAACTGGAGGCTCGTCTGCCAACTCTGCCCTCGGAAGTAACGAAAACCGTCCTTCCTATGATGAGCTTCTATTGATCATCAAGGTTAAGTAGTAGGATACTCCTATGGTCATCAACATCAACTCACTTGCAGAGCCGGTCGGTTCCATCAAGTCGTGGCTAAGGCCAACGGTCGCCACCCCACTCCCCGGCGGTTGGCTCATCTGTGATGGGACTACAGTAGTAGATGCTAGCAGTCCATTTAATGGGATAGCTTTACCGGACCTCCGAGCTCGATTCCCGCGTGGCCACGCCACGCTAACAAACGCCAACTTCGGCGCAGATGCCGCCTACTTCGCTGGTGGAACAATCCCAAGCGGTGGTGCAGATTCAGTTAACCACAGCCACTCGCACACCTCCCCGCCGCACGGTCACTCAGTCACCATCAACGCGGGGGGCACTCACACTCATACGACCAATGGTGCAACCCAAACGTCCGTCGGCGTACTCGGACCTCCTGGAAATATCTCGTTTGGTAACGATGGAATTCACCAGACACACAACCACACAATGCCCGTTGCAGGCTCACACTCCCATACAGGAAGCTCCGGTAACGCTAGTCCATCTACCAATTCGGCTCTTGGGAGTGACGAAAACCGTCCTTCTTATGATGAGCTTCTGCTGATCATCAAGGTTAAGTAGGTAATCAAATGGCTTTTGAATGGCTGCTTGCGACCCCAAGACTGAAGACCTTTAAGGAAACGACAACTTCTACTGTCGCCCGTGAGGTATCTGGTGTCGGCGAAGACGGAGAGCCCTGCAACATCACTATCGATGAGACCACTGAGAGTGTCTCTGATGTTGAGGGCCCGGCAGATATTATTCGATTAAGCGCAGCGGCCAACAATAAGGCAGCGTGGCTTTTCCACATCAGACTCGTTTACGGACGACTTGATAGTCAGGGTGAATTCGTAGCATCCATCAGAGACGATGGGATTCTCATTGGAGGGCCAGACTACCTAGCCCTCGATACGAACGACGACGGCCTGATCACAGAGGACGAGCTCTTACAGATGAGCGCCAAGATCCTTAAGTGGGACGGTGAGCTACGAGAGATTAAGACTCTGCCGGTAGAAGGGCTGGCATCGTAGCGTAGACAAAGCTCTCAGAGGCTGATTCTCCCTTTTCGGTTGAGACCAGCTCTTTGAGGATCGCCGCGTTACGAGGCCCCTCGAATAGCAGCCGACAGCGCTTAGCCGTCATAGCCTCCAGCCCATCACTGATGAACTCTGGGTTCAAGCCGATCCTGACCTTCTCCGCCTCCTCTGGAAGCTCAAAGTCGATCAGCATGTCTGTAGCACCTACTCCGATGCTAGATGAATTGGCATCGAGAGTAAGGACGCCTGTTTCAAAATTGAATGCAGTTAGACCTCGATCTACTAGCATGGCCCGCTTGATCGTTGACAGGAGAGCGCCTACTCCGCAATCGATGTGGTGCTTGAGCTTGATCCGTAAGGCCTCTTCGTATGGAGGATAATTCCCCTGGAGCGTAGCTGAGTAGCAGGTAGCGGCGCCTATCTTGTAGAACACGCGACGACCTACCACGCCGATGGTGGCGTCCTTGGCGGCTACGTCTTTTGACGTGACCTTCAAAATGGATTTCAAGAAACTGTCTGGGACAGACACGGAGAAGTCTTTGATGCTAGTTGTGATCGACCTCTCGGTTATTGACATCCGCTTGTTATCGGTAGCTACGAGCCTGAACCTGCCATCCTTGAGTTCAAACAGGACCCCGTTCGTAGTTAGTCGTGACTCTTCTGGGGCGATAGCAAAAAGGGTCTTCTTGACCATGTCAATGACTTCTACCCCAGACATAGTGAACCCCGGCTTGTTGTCGAATCTGGGCAGGGTTGGATAGTCCCTAGGATCATCTCCATTGACCTTGTATCTGCCGCCCTTAGCCTTGAAGCGGCATCCGCCCCTTATGTCGAAGACAACGGATGCCTCGACCCCACGAAACTCCTTGAGGTAGTCAGCGAACATGGCGCCATTGATGAGCCCACTACCTTCGGTCTTCAAAGTAGCGGCTGGAACGGAGTAGTGGATTCCCGCGATCCCATCGGTCCCAGAGAGTTCCAGGACACTGTCTTTTACGGTGAACCTGATATTCGATAGGACCGGCTTCGTGGCCTTAGCTGGAACCACGGATAGGAGCTTGACTGTCCCTTCCAGCAGTGCGTCCACGGATGACACAAGAGAGAGTTTAGTAGGCTTCTGGGCTGCGGTCACAGGGTCTTACTTTCGTAGAGAGGGCAGCCGTCTTCGCCACATGGAATGTTCATACTCTCTTATACCGACCGTACACACGAACGGCGCACAACGAGTGCGCCGTTCTAGTGTGTAAAAGTGGGGTTTGGGGTCCCACTGAGGTTATACCCGTGGACGACCGTTCGTTCAAGAAAAACGCGCCAAAGCCTCATCTGCAAGGGTATTGACCACTTCACGCAAGTCAGTCAGTTCCTTGGTGTTAGAGATCACTTGGTCGAACTCACTCTCGTGGATGTTGTAGACCTCGCTCTCGCTTTGATGATCCATGTTTACTGGCACACGAGGGTTCACGATCTTGATGATTTTGAGGTCCATGCTGTGTGCCAACATCTCCCGCATCAAAGACATCTCATTGCGGAACCGGCAGTCTGACCCGACCACTACCTTCGCGTCAGAGGCGAGTGCCTTCTCTGCGAATCGATGAACCCAAATGTCCTGGTGGACCTGGTTACGGGCCATTTCTGTTCCGATCCACTGGAGCCAGTGACGGGCCGTCTTGTCGTAGACCGTGAAGTCCTGCTTGTCCTGCTGGGTGCCGTAGGAGACCTTCTTGGGGATTCCCAGGAGATGGACCGCAATATCCTTGATGGGATCAGCGAACGCCATCCTTGCGGTCTTGATCCCACGGTTTGTGAGCTCGTGCGACAGCATGTCTGCTGCCGTATCTTTTCCATGTCCACTGTTACCTGCAAAAATTACACAGAGCCTACGTCCCACGGTTACCCCCAGATGCTGTTGTGAGAGCCTGATCAACTGTCCATCCGCGCCTAATACGCTTGGAAATGGTAGCTGCAGACAATCCGGTTTCTTTAGCCCACTCGAACAGTCGCATCGAGCGGCCGGATAGTGTCAGAACCACCTCACCCGGTTGAGAGACATTTCTAGGGGCCTCCAGAACGGCTCGCTCAGGACTCCAACCCCTCTCAAGTCGATCAGTTATCGTTTGAGGGTTAGCACCAAGACGATTTGCCCATGCCTGTAGGCATTGAGTCTCTCCGTTAGCTGTGATCAAACGAGTCACGCCGCGATTTCGTGCCTGCTCCGTCGGTGTCGCCCAGTGACAATTCTTCGGCTCGTAGTTTCCATCGTTGTCGATGCGATCAATGGAGTGCCCATCTGGCCTCAGACCCATGTCCTCAAGAAAAGCCTCGAAACTGTTCAACCAGCGATTGCAGATTTCGATACCGCGCCCTCCGTAGGTCGGATACTTGTGGTTGTTCTTGTTGTAACAGCGGACCTTCATCATCGTCCAAGTACGGTATTCGGGCGATGTGAACTTTACCCTCGCTTCAGGGCTCCACCTGTTACTCATGACCGGCATTGCCCGCGAAGATTACGCAAAGACGCTTAGGCACGTGGACCCCTACATGGTTGCTTAACTGCTGGATCGACATTGCGGATCGATTGCCGAAGGTAACCATCCGATCCGACGTGTCCGGGGGTAGCTGAAATGGTAGCCCCGCAAAGAATACACGCAGCATCAACTGATCCGTCTGATTTGAGATCCGACTTATCCAAGATCGGCCACTGGTGCCCGAACTTGTCGATTCGGGGAGCCGTCACTTGACGGGCTCAAGCGAGCTTTCGCTGACGAAGAGGAAGAAGTCGGGCCCGTAGGGAAGCCGCCTTGACTCTGTCCACTGGTAGTCGGGCATCTCCAAGACCTTGATCTGAAATCGACCCTTCGGGTCCTGGACGCCAGTGATCTCCACGATGGTTCCACGAAGGAGTGTTCCCCCGCTGTCAGCGATGAGGCTTTGGGTGACGGTGCAACGATCCCCTTGGAAGAACGCTGGTGGCATCGGTACATCGATGATCCTGCGCATTACGTTCTTGGCGGCTTCTAAAAGCATTTCCCGCACCTTTCTACGCTCCCCCATTGGTTCCTATGACTCATGATCTTGGTTAGGAGGCTCCACCACCGGCGAGCATGAGGCCAGTTCCGTCGTCAGACTCGACCAATTGGAGGTCTGTGAAGCTATCTCCATACTGGGACTCCTTACATGCTGCCAGGGCCTGGCACGCTGCGACCCTGATCTCTCCGTCTGCAGCCGCTGAGGCCCGCATCTGGAAGATATGGCGCCACTGGAGGACGCTGCCAGAGAATACCAGCTCAGTGCCGAGGGCGTTACCCAGGAGTCCTCTGGCGGCTCCTCTGGCTTGTTTGCGGGCCGTTGTCTTAGCGTAGGGGTCCGCTGGGTCGATCCTCTTACTGATGTATGGGATCAGACGCTTAACCCACGTCTTGTAGAGGTCCTGGGTTTGGGCGATGAACCCTTTGAGCTCTTCACGGCAGATCAGGCCCTCAACGTCATCAACGCCCTCCACGTATTGCTGAATGATCGGGTGCATGACCCAGGGGCTCTTTCCCTCGTTGCAGTAGCGTGTGCTCCGCTGGCTCATGGCGGTGAAGTCGCCGTGCCTGACCAGCTCATGGGAAAACCCTCTGCTCCCGTAGGTGAAGAGGGTAATCCACTTCTCAGCGTCTGTTTGAGGCGCCACAACGGCGGCATTCCTGATCTCAAGATGCTGCTTTGCCATCGAGAGTTCAGCAATGTGCGGGCCTTTGATCAATCTCGGCGCGAGGTGGCTGAACTGCTCCCGCAGAAGAGTTCCAACATGGGCCGCAGCTTCCACGGGATAAGACGGCATGTGCTCGTTCAAAACACGTGTCCAGCTGTTCCACTCCATCACCGCCCGGCAGTTGGCTGTGATCCGAACACTGTCCGGACCTGTCGGAGTGACCCAGAACCACGGCCGATTCAGCGCCACAATCGCGACGGTGCTTAGGAGCTCTACGCTCCCGTCAATCTCAACTGTGGCGTTGTAGTGCTCGGCGATGCTGAGGTGACCGACACCGAGGATGTGGTCGAAGTAGTCAGCGGAGTCGCGTGAGCGTTTTGATCCCAAGCTGTCATAGCAGTTGCCCGAGACGTAGACCTTCTTGTTGCGGCGCACGACCAGTGTTCTGTTTGGAACAGAGACGCAGTAGACGGTGCCGCTGTAAGGCTCGCTCCGATCCTGTTGCTTGTGCTTGTTGAGGGTGTGGTCGCCGTGCTTAGTCTCGCGCACGCGATACATCGTACAGGTCTCGCACTGAGAGAGATTGATATTGGCGTTGCGACCGAGTTCTACGATCAGCCGTTGGACATCATCCGCGAGTCCTTCGGACGCCGTGTTGTAGATCCTAACGCCGTGTTCAGACGTTGTGCCATCCCCATACATGAGGGCGTCAAGCAACGTCTCTCTGAGGTAGACGGGCCACTCGAACACGTAGTGAGGAAGCCGTTTGGCCTTCGACCCCTTGCCGAACTGGATGAGGTGTCGAACCAGCGCACTTGATCCGATCCGGACCTGCTGAACGTCCTTGCGCGGGTCGTCGTAGGGGCCTGTAGGCTCAAACCCGCACCCCTTGATGGCCTCAACGATCGGTCCCATTCCGCCGGAGTTCTGGTAGACACTGACTGTATCGCCGCTTTTCTCCTGGACGTTGAGCGAACCCTCACTGATGTAATAGCCGAGGACCCGTGCCCAGTCTTTGTTGACCTTGATCGTGAGACCTGGGGCCTCTCTCTCCACCACGCCGTCGCTGTGTGGATTGGGGTTTGGCTGTGTATAGCGACGAGGTTGAATGACGATCTCAGGAGGAACTACACGAGAGTTCGGTCTGAGAGCCGACCTCCGAACCTTGTATTTGGTTCCAGAGCACTCCACCGCCTGGCGTAGAACTAGCTTGTCCTTGTCCACCACAACCATGTTGTGGTTGTAGGTGACGCGGACGGACACCTTGGTTGAGTCCGCCGCATAGAGCTCACCGTCGAACGGATCTGCGATGTAATCGGTCGGAGTCTGATACTCAAGCTCTTGCGTGAGCAGGTTGACCGTCGCGACGGGAACACTTCTAGGAAGGTCCTTGAACAGGACCCATCCGTTTTCAGAAAGAACCTCGGTCCGGTCGTCGTAGCAGACACGTCCGGCAAGCTCCGTGATTCGCTCGGCGACGGTCCCCTCCATCTGACCTTCACGCGGCGCTCCCATCTTCTCTGGGATTCGAACCTCATCAGTCCCGTCCCAGATCAGATCAGCTCCGATACCGTCAAACATTCTGGTCCTCATCTAGACTGAATGCGACTGTGCACGCCTCAAAAAGGACCTTGCCAGGCCAACCACTAAGCGGTGTATTGGCGATCGTCTTGAGAACAACATCTGGTAGGCGCTCAGAGACGCCGATGCTGCAGCCATCTCCCAGTATGGTGTCGTAGTCCACGATTAGCCTCCAGGTCTTAATTTGTCGATTTTAGGTCGATTCAGTGGTTATTCTACTGACCTGATACAGAATGGCAATCAGGTTTCAAGATCGACCTAATCTCCTTGCGCGGCCTTGCGCTCCTCAATGGTTTCTCCTGCCGAGGTGATGACCTTTGCGGCCCGCCGCTTACGCAGCTTCTTGATGTTCTGCTGGCAGACGTCAGAAAGATCGTGACCAGAAACCTCTGCTGTCCCTGCTTGATACCACATACAGTCGCCCTGCTCGGACTTCACCCGCGCCTTCACCTCATCGGTGAGTAAGGGAAGCGTAGGCAGGTCCATCTTGCCCTTGCGTGCGAGCTTCTTCAGACGCTCGACCTCCTTACAGGCCTCCACTGCCGTCTCCAAGGCATGGTAGATGTTCTTCATGTCTGCGGTGATGGTGTCAGGAGCCACCTGTTCCAGGTAGTAGTCGAGTAAGACCTCTACCAGCTCTCCAGCCTCGCCAAGAGCCCCCATAGCGCAATAGAGCGGACCGATCTCTGGGGGGAAGACGGCGGTCTTGAAGGCCTCCTTCTGGTAGGCGTCAAGTCCAACGATGCAACTGAGGGGAAGGGAATCTTCGGTCATGACTACTCCTGGTAGGTTACTCGGACCGCCAGGCGCGGGTCGTTGATCCACACCACATATTTTGAACCGGCGATCATCTTGGTTCCTTTTACCGGAAGCTCGAACGAGGGTGTAGCCATAAGCATTGAGCAGGGAAAATTGTCCCTCGACATCACCCAAGACTGTTCGTTCTGGTAACCCCTCATACCGAAGACACGGCAGTTAGCGCCGACCTTGGCGCAGGCCCGCATGAGCTTACGCTCCATAGACTTGGAGCAGAAGATTCTCAACTTTTCATCCGAGTCATAAGACCCGCTCTGGTCGAGCTCTACGAGTCGATCGATCGCGTTCAGTACATCGCCTGAGCAACTACCGACTGAGGTAGTGATGTTCCCTCCAGGGACTCCAAACCTATCCAGATCATCAGCATCACGGGCCGCAAATAGCGGCGCTTCATCAGTCCACAGAGGCTGACGAGGCAGCAAACCTGAAAATCCGAAGACCATTTCTCCGGTGAGGGAGTATGAGACGCCAGCGACCTCTTTAACGACGACCTTGGCCAGAACTTTAATGGTAGGCAGCGTGTCTGTTGAAGTCACGTCCGCTATGGCCCATTTGTGAATCGAGACGGTAAGAGACTGTTCGTCGCCAGTTGGCTCACCATGGGAAAAGAAGTTTGTAGTTGATGCAGGCGGCTTGGAGAATTGATTCTCCATTGCGCTCTCTAGGGCTTTTTGGATGTCACCATCCGACAGCATCTGAGACTCCAGGTGTTGCTACTCACGGCTCTACAAGAGCTTACAGTGAATCTGCCCGTCTATCCACAGCTTATCAACTAGCTCTCCATAGCGATTCAACACACGAAGGCCGATATGAGGCGACATACGACATACGAACCTGGGTATGAAAGGGTGTGCAACGAGCAAAGGCTCGTAGAAAGAGGTGATCACATGGCTAACAAGAGACTTTTCACGTCCGCTCCTCCTGGCAAGGTAGCACCGTCCTCCGACACTACGAACGAGGCCGGTGGCAGGGCCTACGTACGTTCCGACAAGGGGATCCTGGCACAGTTCGCATCGACCGGGTGCTTGAACTCCACCTTCTACACCAAGGACGAAGATCAGCTGAAGCTGACTCTAGGCCTAGCAGGAAAGGTTGACTCCGAGTTCCTCGCAAGGGTCGCCATCTATTCTCGTGAGCAGGGCTTCATGAAGGACATGCCCGCTCTCCTGACCGCCATCCTATTCGGGCGTACCAAGGGCATTCGGTCCGAAGACGAACGGAACCCTACCCGTCTGGCCTTCAAGGCCGCATTCGGGCGGTGCATCGACAACGGCAAGATGCTGAAGAACTTCGTTCAGATCGTCCGCTCGGGCGTTGTGGGCCGCAAGTCTGTCGGCGCTACGGCGCTCAAGAAGCTGATCCAGAAGTGGTTCGACGGTCACACCGACGACCAGCTGGTCTGGAACTCCATCGGTAACGATCCGTCGCTGGGCGACGTCATCCGGTTGGCTCGGGTTAACCCTCGGACCCCGGCACGTCGGGCTCTGTTCAAGTGGATCACCGGACTCGATGTCGGAGAGAAGGACCACAAGTTCGGCTACAACGCTGATGCTCTGCCTCAGCTTGTGAAGGACTACGAGGCGTGGAAGAGCTCTACCAAGGGTGCTCGCCCAGGCAAGCCGCCTAGGGTTCCATTCCAGATGCTGACCTCTCTCGATCTGTCGAACGGTGACTGGGAACAGATCGCCAAGGACGCTTCGTGGACTCAGACTCGCATGAACTTGAACACGTTCCTCCGGCACGGGGTCTTCTCCAAGCCGAAGAACATCAAGTTGATTGCGGACCGCATCAAGAACAGGGAACTGATCAAGAAGGCCAAGGTCTTCCCATACCAGCTCTACACGGCCTACAACTACACGGCACGCCAGGTTGGAATGCCTCCGAAGGTGTCGATGGCCCTCCAGCAGGCGCTAGACATCTCTCTAGAGAACATTCCAGCCATTGATGGTCACGTGGTCTTGGCCCCGGACTTGTCCGGGTCCATGGGCGCGGCTGTAACGGGAAACCGGGACAACAGCGCGACCGGTACGGGCGCACAGGCTCGTCGTGGCCACGCCCGTGGCGCGACCACTGTTGTGTCGTGTCGTGAGGTTGCGGCCCTTGTGACCGCAGCTTTCCTGCGGAAGATGCCTGAGACCACGATCCTGCCGTTCAGTGATCACGTTGACATCGTTCAACTGAACCCTCTGGACTCGGTGGCGACCAACGCCCAGCGTCTATCTCGCCTGCCTTCGGGCGGAACGGACTGTTCGCTGCCGCTGCGGCACTTGAACACCAACAGGATTGCAGCTGACCTGGTCATCTACGTCTCGGACTACGAGTCGTGGCTGAACCAGGACGGGCAGAACGTGCATCGCTACGGTTGGGGTGCTCGCGACCTCAACATGGCTTCGGGCATGATGACCGAGTGGAACCTGTTCAAGTCTCGCAACCCGAAGGCGCGTCTTGTCTGCGTTGACCTGTGCCCGAACCCCACGGGTCAGGTGATCGTGCAGGACGACATCTTGTCGATTGGTGGGTGGAGTGACGCCTGCTTCAAGTTAATCGCCGACTTCGCCCGCAACGGGAACGACGGTGAGCAATGGGTCAAGCGCATCGAAGCGCAGCCCCTCTACGAGGGTGTGACCCCACGGGTAGCCCCGTAGTCATTCTGGAACAGCCCCGGCCGGAAACGGTCGGGGCTGTTCTGGTATAAACGGAGAGTGACCAAGGGCGAGTTCATAGAGATGTTGACGATCATGATCACGAGATCGACTGACGGTGTGCTCGCCGCCCGTTGCAAAGAGGACGTTGGGGCTGAGGACGCCGACGCCTGGGCGTCTCTGCTTGTGTCCATCCACGGGAAGCTCTACGTCGATGACAGCGATGATGATCCGACCAGAGAGGGCGGCGTAACCAGCACGCCGATGTACGGGGTAGACGAGATCGACACCTGGCCACCGGGTCTCTTCGAGAAGCTCTCCGGCTACATCTGGTGGATCGATCCGGAGGATGAAATCAACATCCTTGACGTCCTCGCGGCGCAGGAGGGTATAAGAAAGTAACAAAGGTCGAATGTCGTTGGGTCTACCTCATGCACAAAAAGTGACTCAGCACCTTTTGGTCGACCGATAAAAATAAGCAGCTGAATGTTTTTGAGGAGTACATCCAAACCAAACCATTGGACGTGGCCTAATTGGTAAGGCGCCAGGTTGATAGCCTGGAGATGTGGATTCGAGTTCCACCGTTAAATTCTCTTCAGAGTTTTGGTCAGCTGCGCCTAGCGTTCTGCAGAATGCCCACGCAGGGGCTTTGTATCTGTGACGAAGCATTACTACATCCTGGAAATGATGGCAGGACTGTGAAGCCCAAGGATCAGGCTCACTAGACGGTCGACTAGGTCATCACTGCTGGTAAAATAGCTGCATGACAGAGGCCATGCAGCACCTTGAGTAAGACGTCGCGTAAGCGACGGCGACAAGGGCGCAAGCGCAAGCAAGAACGCGAAGCTAGCCGGGATGCCCGACAGCTGGCGCGTATCGAGAGTGCTCGCGCTATTCAGAACCTTGGCTGGTTCATCAACAAACTAGACGTCGAACTACTGCTGCCCAGATCCAGGGTTCAGTGTCCGTAGTGGAGTCCGATAGTCAGGCTGCGCCTGCTGGTCTGCTGCCCACGTCTCAAGGTAGCGTCTCCCGACTTCCAAGTTCACCGGAAGCTGCTTCACGGCACGAATCAGTTTCGGATTGAACTTGTGCAGATCGGGCAGGGCCGAGAGACGATCTGTGATCCGCTGCTGAATGGCAGCGTGCTGGGCTTCAATCTCTGCATCAGAGTCAGCCTTGATCCTGATGTTGGTCTTCGCCATCGAGTCGCCCATGAAGAGCAGGCCCATCTCCAGAGCCATGTCAGGGTGCGCTTGCATTTGCTCGCGAGCTAGGTCAGCAAAGGCTGGAGACCTAGGGAACTCCATGTTGTATTTCCCCATCGCCTTCGCCTTGCTGCGAAGGATTCCGAGTTGGAAATGGAGCTCGGCAGCCTTAGCGATGTATTCGACGTGGTTGTCGGTCAGGTTGTAGTCCCGCTTCAGCGCCTCAGCAAACGCTGGATCGCGGATAAGCTCACCGGACTTACGCTCGTGGTCAGTGAATGTGGCCTTGTAGGAGCCGTCTGGTTCGTCCTCGAATGTGCGGTGCGTGAACTTACCTAGATCGTGGAGAGCTACGGCCGCACGTAGGAGATCCCTCTTCGGCTGACCATCAATCTCCTGGTCGAGGTGTTTGTCGACCTGATCCTTCAGGCCCCACTTCTGGAGGAGCTGATTGACGTCCTTGTCGTGGGCCAGGCCAAACATCTTGGTGTGGGTGATGACGCCCCACTGATGCCAGTTAGGAGAGTGCTCTGCCGGACTGTCCGGATTGGCGAGGTAGGCCGTGTTCCGTGGGTTCTCGGCGTCTACGTGCTGGGCCATCATGCTCTGAGCGAACTCAGGTAGGCGCTTGAACAAGTCGCGAGAGAAGTGCTCTTTGGGGTGGCGCGGACCACCAGCGCCCTCATACCCAGCTTTGTAGGCCTCTGAATCCGAGGCGCCTTCCGCGTTGAACGGGCGTCCTCGCTTCGAGTGATGGTAGCCCAGGTCCCAGGACATGTCCGTCGGGGACTTAGCCTCCAACATGACAAGTGATGTCCGATTCAGGATCAGGTTCAGAGCGCTACGTCTGGTCATACCAGACTATAGCACTCAGCTCAGTCCAATCACATCCAGAGCATCAATCCACTGCTGGAGCGCCTTTACTGGGCGCTCCTTGAAGCGACCATTCCACGGGGCTGGAAAAAGGAAGCCGTGGCCACCAACTCCCTTGAATCCCTCGATGTTGAAGGTCCGGTCATCTACCAGGCAATGTCGCGGGCTGGCGCAAAACTGCTTTGCAGGACCTACCAGGAAGCGGCGCCGGAACTGAGGTAGGTGCTCACGAATCCAGTCCATTTTCCCATCAATACAGCCATCCGTGCGGATAGGGCTGGTCAGCAGGCAAATGTTGCCCTCCCCAAACTTCCTGGAGAGAATCTCGACCACCTTGTGACAGTGGTCAAGGGGCTTCAGATTGCGCCAATAGTCTCGCCCCATCGGCTCCCAAAGGGCTGGAGCGGTCATGCCGAAGATGGGTTCGATCTCCCAGGGTTTCTGGGAGACCTGGTTCTTGGGGTCGTGAGGGTGTCCGTCGTAGGTCTTGTTGTGGAGCCTACAAGCCCCTCCCAAGAAGTCAACCAGCACTCCATCAAGGTCGAGGAGGATTCTATCGATCATACGCGTCTCCTGCTTCAGGGGCTTAGTTTACCCGTTTCCGCAGGATATCGCTACTTCTTTAGAAAGCGCGACTTCGATGACCAGGCTTGCTGTGGTCGTGGTTAGGGTTGGTGCAGACCTTCGGCTGAAGCTCATTCCCAAACGGTAACAGGAACTCGTTGAGGTCTTTCAACTCAGCTGGCGTGACGCCTTCCGCCATCTTGAGGATCTGAGCATTTAGCTCCAACTGCATAAGGAACATCTCCTTAATCATCCCGACTCTAGTCAGGGCTTTAGGCTTCTCTGAAGCCTTGGGCGCTACAACAGCCTCCCCCTTCTGCGCCTTTCCCCCTTTGAGAGGATTGTGGTCGGGCTGCGCCGCAAGGCAGCCCCCTAGGCAAATCACCATGGACAACAGCACTGCACGCATTTTCTTGCTCCTTCACGTTCCCAGTGCAGTTTATTGGGTCAGGAGAGCTTAATGATGCGCTTTGTCTACTTGAAGAGGCCGATCTTGATGACAGCAAGAAGTAGGCACCCGGCCATTAGGCTTCCCCAGCAGAGGACCTCTACAAGGCATGACATAAAGGTTCGCGGCTGATCGTGTTCTCGCATGGGCCCTCAAACCCAATGTAAGATTGTCCTGAGCTAATGCTCGTACAAAGCACCGGCGCTCAAACCCCACCGGGAATAAGCGCCAGCTCGACTGTTTCGGACTCACATCGTATTGGCCGCGTTCTCGTCATACCGCCCCGAGGACTTGCAAGTTCCAGGAGACGCCACACCCTTTCCTCCGGGGACTAACCAAAGTGGATAGCCGTCCGAATTCCAGGAGAGAGCTAACGGTGTCGCAAGGCAGTTTTCTCCAACACAAGTGCACCGTGTGGTGAAAACAGACGAGAATCAACTTTCGTATATGTATGAAGTTGATCTCGTTGAAATTGAATCTCTAACCAGTGATGGGCTTTCCTTTCCCATCGGTGACCAACGGCAGGGGAGGTATCGGCACGAGCCTCAACTTTCCCTTGCTGGGAGTGGGAGTGGGCGTCGCTCCGATCACCGAACCGCTCGGTGGAAGGGACGACTGACTTGGTGAATTGGGCTGTAGGCTGCCAGGGAGCGCCTGGGACACGATCGTGTTCCTGACCGCCTGACCGGACGCCTTGTCCAATGTGATCGTGTGCTTGACGTCTGGTGGCCCGTAGGGCGGCTTCTGGAGAAGGACCTTGGAGTAAATCGTCTTGTCGATCGGCTTGCCCATACTGGCCAGCCTGCTCTTCGCATTATCGAGAGCCTCTTTCCTCGCTCTCTGAATTTCGTATTGAACCGGATCAAGCCCTAGTGCCTTGGCGTCGATCGCCGGTTCAAGGGGCGTTTTGCTTACCGGATCGACCAGGCCGAAGGTGTTCGGGTTCAGCGCAGGAATAACCGGCACCTTCGGGCTCATCACTGCCTGCTGATACTTCTTCTTGAGGTAGTCGATCTCCTTCTTCTGGTCATCGAGCAGACCAGCCAGCATTGAAGTTCCAGCATTGCTGCCCCACGACTGGTCTAGAGTCGTCGCAGCAGTGGTTGTGATATTCCAGTTACTGGCGCTGGAAGCTGTCCCCCAATCGAGGATGTTCGTGCCACCTCCGGTGATCGATGTTCCAGTATCCCAGAACAGATTCGACGAGCTCGACGACGGGGCCACGTAGAAGTTGTTGGCTACCGCAATGCTTCCAACCCCGCCAGTTCCGATAGGTGTGTAGGTCAGACCCCCCTTCTTCGGCTTAACCTCCTCATCACGCCACGACGGTAGACGGGACGGACTGACGTGATACCAGAGCCAGATCGTGAGGAGCGCAGCTTTGATGAACTCTTCGAGGTCGGCGATCTCTTGGTAAGGGGTGTCATCCCGGACAGTGGCCCGTCTCCGATACTTGGCGAGATACTCGCAAGCCAGGGCTTTCTTACGTGACTTGGCGTGGGTCCTAAAAAGCTGCTCCGCGTTGTTCTTCGCTGAGAGCATGATCACGTTCATCTTCTCAAGGCCAGCTGCTTTTCCGATGGCGCGTGGAACGGTCCCGGCGTGCCCGGTGTCAAACAGGACGGTCTTCTCCCAGTCAGGAATCTGCCAAGGCTGAATGACCTTCGCCATCGCCTTGGGGTTCGTGGCGATGGAGCGTGACACCTTGGAGTCGTAGTGAGACGGCATACCCTGGCGCTTGCTCATCACCTCCCAGCACCACACGTCACGGCCAGGGTAGATAGCAGTGGACTGCTTCCGGGTCCTACGCTTGAGTTCCTTCACGGAGTTAGAGATGAAGGAGTGGAGAACATCGGCGCCCTCCACTCCGTCGTATCCCAGGCTGAGGTTCTTGACTCGGTCGTCGTAGCCACGACCGCCTAGATCGCACTCGTAGACGAACTTGGCGTCTCCAGGCTTACCGACCTCTCGGCAGAGGCCCAGGGCAACTTCACGGACTGGATCACTCTTCTTCAAGATGGACGAGCAGACGGCTAGAAGCATCCCTGCTTCGACGTAGGCACACTTCGACGACGCCCGAACCTTGCGGTCTGACGGCTTGATGTCTTCGTCTAACAGGGTATTCCCGTTTGCACGAGCCAGGGCGTGAATCCCAGGGATCACGAAGTGGCGCATGTGGTTTCTTAACCAGCTCATACGAGGTTTATACCTCGTCGCTAGGATCGCCCTCACGGCCGAGGATCTTGTCCATGAGGGACTTCTTCTTCTGGGCCTTCTTGGTGGTCTTCTTGGTGACCAGCTTCTTCGGCTTAGGTAGCGAGTTGAAGGTCTTCTGGTCGAGTTCCTCGACGCATTTAGCCCGGAACGCTCGCATCTTGCCCCCATCGGACGGAATTGCGGCCACATCAGCAGACTCGAACTCGAAGGCAATGGCCCGCATATCGCCGTTGCAGTAGCTCTTGCACCAATCAGCCGACCCAATGTTGATCCCCGCCTCACACGTCGATCTGTCGTCGGTGTTGGCGTCCTTGATCTCTACAGTTTCACCTACCTTATAGGTGATCTGCTCAGGCCCTGTCCGGGTCGGACTCTTGAGATCCTTGGTGACGTACTTGTAGCCACGGATTTTGCCGACGTGCTTCCTGAGCTTTGTGATGTCGGCGTTGGTCCGCAGATCCAACAGTGTCCCCACCGTGAAGCCGAGGTCCTTCTTCTGCTTCAGCTCTTTCGTGAGCATCCCCTTGGCGCTAACACCGTCGGTATGGTGCTTGGTGATGTCCGAGAAATCGAACACGGCAGCATAGGCTTTGTCGCCAGGTCGGGCCGCATCCTTCACAGCCTCCAACGACTGGTAGCGTTCGCCCGTCTTGAGCGTGTGCGCGGTCTTGAGCTTCAAGGTCCGCTTCTCGCGCTTCTTCAGGACGTAGCACCGGACCTTACCAGCGTGCTTCTTGAGCTTCTCGATGTCCGTCGAAGCGAGGCAGTCGATCAGTCCGGTGGTGAAGCCGAGATCCTTCTTCGGATCCAGCTCATCGGTGATTAGCAGCCTGTTCACCAGGAACTTGCCATAGCTGTGCTGGCTGATGTCGTCAGCGTGGATTTCGACTACGAAGACACGATCACCAGGGTTTACCCCTGAAAGGCATTGCGCCCGGCTCTGGAGCTCGATCCCGTCCTTGACGGAGAAGACCTTACCCTGCTTGCGGAGGTGCTTGTCGAGCAGTTGGTGCTTGGCAGCTGTGGGGTCTCTCTTGATGAGGGCGTAGGCGCGGACCGTGTCGCCGTGCTTTTTCAGTTTGTCGAGGTCATTCTTGACTTTGCAGTCAATGAGCCCGGTCGTCTTCGGATCGACCTCGATCGTTCCGTCGGGATAGCGAACTACCTTGACCGTGTTCTGAGAATGAGGAAGTCGATATTGGAGTTCAATGTCAGTGACCGCTGAGATCCGCGCAATGCGGTCCGGTGAGCCGTCTCGGCGACGTCGCCAAGCGCGATCAGCTCGCCTTTCGATCTTTGATCTGAGGTCTGGTGTAATGGTGGTCATGGGCGAGGCATCCTTTTGTCAGGTACTAATAGAGAAACCATTTGTTTTATGGCTGGCTGATGTTTATCTTCTACCCGCCGAGACATGGTTAACAAGCCATATCTTAGCGATCCGATCACCAAAAGTCCCGCAGGGAGATACCCGTGGCTAACACCAAATCCAAGACCGGCGCCAAGCGCAGCAACACCAAGAAGTCGACCAAGAAGTCGACCAAGAAGTCGACCAAGAAGTCGACCAAGAAGTCGATGCCCAAGAAGTCGACCAAGAAGTCGATGCCCAAGAAGGCCAAGAAGAAGGTCGCCAAGAAGGCGAAGAAGAAGGCGAAAAAGAAGATCGCCAAGAAGTCGATGCCCAAGAAGAAGGCGAAGAAGAAGATCGCCAAGAAGTCGAAGAAGGTTGCCAAGAAGAAGGTTGCCAAGAAGTCGATGCCAAAGAAGAAGATCGCCAAGAAGTTGAAGAAGTAGCGCTACTCCAGAGCGTTAGGTAATTGGGCGGCAGCTTCGGCTGCCGCCTTTTTCCATCCACAGCAAATGTCTAACACGCGTCGGCACTGGTCTTCATCGAACTTACCGATGTGGCAGTCACTACGCTCAAGGGATAGGGCCTCACCTAGCTTCTGGTAGTAGTGTTTCCTGGCCTTGCTCTTAGACCCCCCAATGAGCGCCAAGCGATCTTTCCAAAACGGATCGAATGCCGCGTGCGCCTGAACCCTGAGTTGCCTCAGTTCGGCCTTAGCAAGCGATCCTTTAGGTCTGTTGGACTTGCTGTCCTGGAGGACGCCAACCCATGCTTGGCATGGCTGGCAAATCCAGAGCAAGCCGTAAGACTTTGCGTAAACGCGTATCGAGTCAACGAGCTCGGCGTCCATGTGGCAGTAGGGGCACACGGGAGGGCCAATGTAACTCGGCTTCTTGTCGGTCACCCAGAACACCTTCCTGATGAACTGTTTATACCTGTCAGATCAGGTAGAAGACTGTGTGAGCAAATCTAACAAGCGCCGAGATAAGAAGAAGAAAGCTCGGGAGCGCCGGGTTCGCAAGAACCGCGAGTCTATGTCTATCAGGCGCCAGTTGAAGTCAATGGACGCCCTGATCAAGGCACACGCCCCTCTCCCGGAGTTCAAGCTCAACTGCGACAAGGCGAACGCTGACATCAAAGCTCTGGTTGAGAGCGGTATTGATGGTTTCAGCAAGGTCTACACGAGGCGTATGCATCCGGATGCCATCGATATGATGGGCGAACACACAAGGGTAGGTTGGACGGCCATGGTCGATGACATCAGTTCGACCGCAGACGACATGACTAGAGAGGAAGTAGAGGAGAGCCTCTCTCAGCTATTCGACCGAGAACTTGGAAATGGGATCTTGTGGCACGCCAAGAAAAATCTCGTTCGACGGGCGCTGCCTGTGAGCTGCTTTACCATTGAGCCAGGAGAGAAGCACTGGGATGTTCGATGTAGATCACTCCAATCTGAGAAGACGTCGCATGGGAGTCTCTACTGCTCGCCACATCGGCCTACGGTGGAGTTCGACGGAGATCAGCATCGAGTGTTGTTTACCAGACACGCGATGAAGCAGCTCAGTGAGCGTATCGTCCCAAAGTGGAACCAGTTCTACATCGGTCAGACCTACGTGTTCGGCTTTCTCTACGAGTGCGTCTATTTCGAACCCCTCGTCCTTTCCAACGGTCAGCCAGCCTTCGCTATCCTGAACTCGTGCCTTCGCGTTGGGAATGAGGTCCGCAAGTTCATGCGCAGCATTCTCGGTGTGAAAACTGATGAAGAGTTGGCTGGCTTCTATTACCGGGTCGGATATTGCCCAATCACGCTCGACAAGGGTATGGCTGTCGCAAAGACGTTCTTGACGCCAGGCTACTGGCAAACGCCGGAGAGAAAGACCCTGTCTAAGGGTGGAAGCGATGGTCACATAAGAAAGTTGAAGCTAGAGATCGAGCAAGCGTGCGACGACGGCATCAACACAATGAGTGTGTCTGAGTGCGATCGGACGCGGAACGCTGTGCAGTGGTTTCACGAACACGGCGTCCCTCAGGTTAAGAAGATTGAGGCCGAAGTCTTCAGGAACGTAGTCGGTCCCTACTCCTTCCTCAAACGCTACAATTAGTCGCCCATACCCATCACAGCTAGCCAAGTCTTATCCTCCTGCTCAAGGGCGAAGGCATAATTGGCGAGTGGTTCGTCTAGGCTAGTCAACTTGAACTCGTCGGACGACATCACAACAATACGTCCGTCAGATTTCTGCATAGTTCCAAGGGCGAAGTTACCGGACTGGTCTTTGCCGTGAACTACCTTGAGCTTAAACCGAACGACTCGATCACTTATCCAGCTCTCGCACTCCACCTTAGTGTCAAAGCGGGTAGCGTTCTCAGCATCGTATAGTTCCATAAGTGCCTCTTTCGGCAAGGATCAGCCAATGAGGTCTGGATGTCAACACTCAAACGGTTTCTAGCGCATCACTGATATACTGATTTGGGATCGGGAGAGTTTTTATGAATTGGCTCCTATTAGCACAAGAACAGGCAGCCAACCCAGAAAAGGCCATTGGCTGGCTTCAGACCATCATCAATGGTGGCGTACCCCTCATCTGCCTAGCCGCAGCCGCAGTTTTTGGTTACGTCGCCTGGTCTCAGCACAAAAAGAATATGCAGCTGGAGATCGACTACCGCAACGACCTCGCCGAGCGGGCTAAGCAGGAAAAGGTCGATGCTGACCAGCGCCTAGCCGACGCCAAGCAGGACGCAAAGGATCGTGCCGCTGAAGTTGATAAGCTCATGCGCGAGCGTATGGCGGCTGAAAAAGAGAGCGATGCTACTCTCGCGCATGCCGTACACATCATCGAGGCGAATACCAAAGTAATGGATCGCCTGGAGCGAAAGTCAGAGAGCTAGTCTATGACGAAGTCTGAGCGCAATACTCTACGACTCAAGATCAAAAAGACTGTGGAGGACGCTGTCCCCGCACTAAGCATTGATGTCACAAAGATCCTGACCGATGAAGAGACGGCTGAAATTCATCGGCAGATGGAGCAGCGGCGTGCAGCGCTGGACCTCGCTAAACAAGAAGGACGCGCAGGCCTGAAGGCCCGCTTCAAGCGGAGCGTGGTTAAGAGATCCTACGACCCAATGGTCGACGGCGCTATCGAAGACGCTTAGGGCTTCTTCTTACTGGACTTCTTCTTGAAGAAGTCCTTGAGGCCCTTCTTCTCTTCAGCCTTGGGGGCTGCCTTAGCCTTGGGGGCCACCTTAGGCGCAGCCTTAGGGGCTGCCTTAGCTTTAGGCGCAGCCTTGGGGGCTGCCTTAGCCTTGGGGGCTGGCGCCGGGTTCAGGGACTTGCGGAGATCGGCGATGGCCGATGCCAGCAGAGCCTCACATTCCTGGTCTCCTGCCTTCAGGTCGGCTGCACGGCAAAGACAGTGCAATGCGACTGCCGACTCGCCCAGAGACCTGTGAGCGGCTGCAGCGGCTACTAGGGCGGACAGCGCGTCTGCCTTACGACCGTAGGCCAATGCGGACCCTGCGAGTTCGCTCTCAAGACGAGCTACTTGGGCCGCAAGTCGTTTGTTGTCCTCAAGGTCGGCGGTGAAGAGCGCCAGCCGGAGTTTGGTGTTAGCCTTGTCCTTGTTCTCGCGCAGCTGCTGGTTAGCCATCGGTACCTCCCGTGGGCGTTTTTACATCAGTAGTTTACCAGAGGATGGGGCTGATCAGGTAGTTCGCATCAGGTGAAACCTGCGCATCATGCCCATATTTTACTGGATCAGGCCGTGATACCGCGCCATCCAGTAAGGAAGGAGCAATCCCAGGGTCCCTGTATCGAAAGTGGCTACTGGTTTAGTCCGACCTGCTTCCCAGGGTCCCTTCTGCCAGATGAAGTAGGACGTAGGCTTACGGAGATGCGGCCACAGGGCTTTGGAGTCTGCTCGTCCGGTCACCCTATCGATGGAGTTAGGCGGATCGTAAGACCGGTCGCCCCAACCGTTAGCCACCGGAGAGCACCAGCTAGGGACTGGCCGCAATGACCATGATTTGAGGCTAAGGACGCCATCAGCCGCCGCAGTCAAGTCCCG